AAAATGGATAATGTTCAATTAATAACATATGTGTGCCGTCTGGATATACACTAACATTAGTCAGTAAATCACCAGCTATGAAATTTCCACTAGTTTTCATGATATTAATATCAACAAGGTGATAATCATGTCGTTTAATAATAAGATTCGCGTCTGGTGCTACCCAGTCTTTTGGTTTTGCAGCATCAACCGCATCCCCATCATATCCTCTACCTTCTTTCTTTCCAGCAGCTTTAAGCATATTAGCATTATGAACTTCAGCAAATAATGCATTCATAGCACTATGTGTTATGCCCTGCTTATATGCGACACCGCATGCAAAATAGATTAAATCCACCATAGCATCTGCCATTTCACCAATATCTCCGGCGGCATAAGCTTCTTCAAATTCACCAATTTCTTCATTCAATTGGATAATTGATAATTTAAATTCTTCTTCTGAAGCTTTGCCAAGAGGCCTTGGCGCTATACCAAGAACTTCTTTATTAAATTCTTCAACTTGCTCGAAAACACTTCTTATTGGTTTAATCATTCTGACTTTTCCTCTAGTTGTTCGCCATTAACATAAAATACACCATCCATCACACTCACATCAGCAAACTTAGCAGGAGCATACATACCTGATCTAGTATAATCTCGTCCACCATCAATCCAGACAGTATTATCTTCTGATTTAGTATAATCATGTCGATACCGAGATATTAAAACTTCCCCGTTATCTGCAATAACTCCAGATAATGGCTGATTTTCAAAGGCTGAATCGCCTTTAGTAATATATACACTACCCATACGTGAGAACAATCCAAAATAATGTGTGTGGCCCATTGTCATGTCTGGGTTTTCAACATAAAAAACAGCAGAAGGCTCTTCAGCCCAATTACCGTTTCTAGTTTTAAGACACCAAACACCCATATATTTAGCATTATATTTTTCGCAAACTGCTTCAATATCAAATTCACAGCTGGTTTGTTGATTTAATATATACATTATACTAATCCATCCATTCTATCGACCACAAATCGGGCGATTTCTTTTTTTGTATAAATCTTTACTGGGCCATGCATTGATCCTTTTTTCTTATCACTGCTACGGCAATCTTCAGTATCAAATACTTCTGTACAATATGAATTAGTACAGATTTCTTCATATTCACTCATGTGATATTACCCCATTAAAAATACTGCTAATAAAGCACCAAAACAGAAGGCTAAAGATAAATCAAAATAATACAAATTTTCTTGTTTCATTACAAACTCTCCAATCAATCTTATATTACTATTATATCAAATATATCAAGGGTTGTCAACCCTATAAATGTAACAAAGTGTTACTTAGTTAGAAAATGAAGAATAGCATCATATAAATCCAGTTCATGATCTCCAAAATTCAAAAATAATAAGCAGCAAATGAAAAGTGCCCAACTTATGATTGAAGAAGATTCCATACGATTTATAATTATATGTCGTTTCTCGGGTGTCATTTTAGTTCCTCCAACAAATTAGCAATATCTTTATCAGGACGAACACACACAAATATAGGCAAGAATAGACTCTTTTCACCAAATTTATCCTCAATGATTTCATTGTATTTAGCTTCTATTGTTTGGCCAACCATATTATTGGTGAAATATTCAACTCGCTCAGAATCCGTAAAGCCGCTTCCAACGTTTACGGTAAGCAAGCCATCTTCTGTAGTACATCGAAATGATCCTAGTTGGCCTTGGTACTTTCCCACGCCTTCTAGTACCTCTATGATTTTTAAATCTGCAGTATTCTCAACTTTCATTTTAATACAATCTTTAGTTCTTTTTCCAGCATAGTGGGCCTGGGCATTCTTTAGAATAATACCCTCTTGTCCGTCCTGTAATTGCATTTCATAGTACCGTTGTGCTTCTTGGAAATTATCAACTGATATCCCTTTAACAATCTTAAGCTTTTCAGAGTTTTTGAATAACCCTGATAGTGTTGTTAATCTTATATTATATGGCACCTTTGAATCAGCAGCCCAAAATGAATTAACAGATATCATATCCCACACTACAAACACAAGTCTGTTTGCATCTTCAGGAGTAATACTACCACGGACTGCTTTATTACAAATACCATTTCCAGTTCTACGGCTTTCATACTCAGTGCTATCTTTCTTAACAACGAGTAGTTCGCCATCAAATACAACACTAGAGTCAGTACCCAAAGCATCAAATAATTCTTTATCAAACGTGCCATGGGTTTCTATTACCTTGCCTCGTCGGGATCTTAAAATTACTCTGCCTGATTCTATGAATGCTAAAACTCTCATTCCATCCATTTTAACTTGAGCTATTGCTGGATATGATATATTTTTCAATGATTTCTCTGAAAACTTCTCACATAGCAATACTTTAAATGTTGGAATTGTATTAGGTAGAGCCTTATTGATACTAGATGCTGAGACACCACAATCAAGAGATCTATGCAATATCAAATCAAAAACTTCAATATCAAAATCATTCATTTCCTCAAGGGCATAAGCTAATTTTAGTTTATCCTTATTTGATGCGCTACCTTTTTGATCCAGTGCATCAAGAATAGTAAAACCCTTGGCCATCTTCCTATATCCAGTTTTTGATACTAAGAATGGTACAACATCCTGAATCGCTTGAATAGAACTAATATAATAATTTTTATACGGGTCATATGTATATTTTACAGTCCGTAGAAATTCATCATTGTTAACTAGGGCATCTTTCAAAATATCGATTTTGTCATTTCTGCCGGAAGTGTCTCTTAATATTTTAACGATATCAAGTACTGTTAATCGTGCATAGTTCTTCATTGTTTATACTCCATAAAATCTTCAATACAATCTAGTAATATTCGCATTTTGTTTTTCATAAAATATGAATATAGTCTATTAGCTTTTGCTGTAGGTGGCTGGGATGCGACCTCTTTAATCTGGTCTTTATATATTTCAGGTAAAAGTGATAAATCAACCATTAAGCGATTTGTGTCATATCTCTTTTGTAGTGTTTCATCACCATTGATAATTATATTCCATGGCTTAAACATCCAATCATCTAATAATACCTTAGTAATTGATTTCTGTCTTGTTCCTTCAGTTACTAAAATATCTTCTGCTGAAAGGATATTTGGTACGCCGTCACCACCATCACCACGAATAATATGTTCTTTTATATATTCCAATGGCTTCTTTTCAATTAATTGTTTACGAATAATCGGCGAGAATTGTTTAACTTTAGGATATCGTTGCAATTGCCTAAAGTCTTTATCTCCTGATACAATCATAACAGGCTCGAACGGGTCTTTATGTTCACATAGCCACCCGATAATATCATCAGCTTCTACTCTAGGAACCTCTAGTATTCGATATGGGAAATGTTTACGTAGTTCATCCGTTATCCCACCTATAATATTGAAAATCATCCCCCAGTCGAGCCCTGAGGCCTCTCTGGATTTAGATCTATTAGCTTTATAGTGCTCGAAATAATCATATCTCCAATTGGAACATCCAGCTCCATGAGTTTTATCCAGTGCTATAACCAATTCGCCATATTCTTTACGATATTTCTTATTATACATACGTATTTTATTTAATATCAAATGACGAATAAAATTAGCATTAATATCATCGTTATTCTTCAAATCAGTGTGAACGGCCCCGAAAACTATACCTGAGTAATCAATTAATATAATACGCCTGCTCCTTAATATATTTACAATTATTAAAATGATATCTTTTCATATTAGATGTGGTACCATCTTTATCACAATACGGACATTTAACAATTTTATTAATCCGCTTAAATTTCTTAGTTCTTGCTGTATATTTTTTACCTTTATTACGAATACCAATACCAACTAAATGATTTGATACCTCAAATATCTCTTTAGTGATAGACACAATATTATCTGTTCTTATATCAATCGCTAAAACCTTTCCAGCATTCTGGCCTTTTGCCGCCCAGGTGTTTTTTCTTCCTTTATTAGTTTTTGATATTTTAGCATTTCTATCAGCTGAGTATAATGTATATCCACCTTGGCCTTCCTCGGCTGTTAAATTAGCAAAATCTTTAGATTCAACAATATTCCATAAATTTGAATAATATAAACCACTTTCTTTAAGTTTATGTTTGTCTGTAGTTTGAAATAATATTTCAGTAGTTATATCATAACCATATTTTTTAATATGATGGGTCCAGTGTATGCCAGAACCATTATATTTATATGGGTCTTGTATAGTTTTTCCAAGATATTTTAGGCCAGTTTTATTATGAGTTTTTAAATATAGATAAATATTTGTAGACATTTGGTTAATCTCCTAACGATTAATTGAATGTTAGCAGGGATTGGTCTTGCAGGACCTTTCTTTGCGATTCAATAATATTTATAATTTATTTAATTCCCAATGTTGCATATGAGTTATTATTTGAGTCGCCTGGAAATACTTGTATTAAATATTCAAATGGAATATCAATACCAAATTTCTCCTTAATCCAAACGCTCTCGCTGTTTATAGAATCAACAGTATATATCCTGCCCTGTTGGAGTATAGTATCTGGACATTTATAAGTTGGTGTTACATATATAGTATTCATTTTATTCTACCCAAATCGTTAATAAATTCATCCGTATAATCTACAGATTTCCATTTCAAGGTGTCGGCTAATAAATCCTTTATTTGCCCTGTAAGTTTTTCTGTATACTCTTTACCAAAATGTAATATTGGTAGTGCGAGTAGCTTACTCCAATATTTTTTATCTATACCATAAGTATCCATCACACCATGAATTATTTTAATAGTGTTAGACTTTAATACTATTCTGTCACTATTTACATACTCTATAAATTGTAGCTTTGTATTAAGTTCAGAGTATAACTCTAAATCTCTTTTGATATAATGATCGTATCGAGTTTGATATTGCTCAAGTCTCCAATCGCAGAAATGCTTGACGATATCAATAACATTATCAAATATCTTCAGCTTACCATTTTCATCAATAGTTGTAAGATTTTCACTTAAGGTTCTTTCTAATTTAAACATTCGTAATATAACAGATTCAGTCATATTTTTATTTCGTTTAAATATTATGGTAAAATCAAATCCAGCCTTTGAACAATTATCCATATAAGAAACGATATGCCCATCATCATCGAGTCTGTCAAGTATTGATATGT